TTCCACCAGTTGTTCCACCAGTTGTTCCACCAGTTGTTCCACCAGTTGTTCCACCAGTTGTTCCACCAGTTGTTCCACCAGTTGTTCCACCAGTTGTTCCACCAGTTGTTCCGCTAGTAGTAGGAGTTCCCGTTGTCGGGCCTCCGGTTGTCGGGCCTCCGGTTGTCGGGCCTCCGGTTGTTGGGCCTCCAGTTGTCCCGCTTGCCACAGGGGGTGTGCCCGGACCTATAACAACGCCCGGACTTGCTGCTGTTTGTGCAGCCTGACGCGCAGCAGTAGCAGCTTGGCGTGCAGCCATATCTGCTGCCCATGTTGGATTTGACCAAGGTTTTATCCCAGCAGTTGTTCCTGAATGGTCATATTGAGCGGGGACAGGTTGGCCCGATTGCGTATACAAGGCATTACGACTGGCCGCAGTGGCGTTTTGTGCTTTGGCTTGGGCAATAACACCAGCGTTGGTGTAGGGGTCTTTAATTCCCTGCGACTTGTACACATCTGCCATCGTGCCACGACCCAGTGGATCAGGCTGCGCCAGCATCCAGTCTATGTATGCCTTGTCATCGGCAGTCACGTCCTTGCTTGTGTACATGCCCATAAAGCCTTCTGGGGCTCCGGCTTGGGTGAAGTAGTAGTTGTACGACTGAAGGGCGGAGGCATCGCCTGAACCACTTACCGCCAGCGCTAAATCTTTTACCGTTACTCCCGTATCCTTCATGGCTTGCATGATGGCTGCGGGACTAGTTGACCCCCTTGCCGCCCAAACAGTCCGAATACTAGCAAGCTGTTCGGGGGTGTACTCGCGTGAATAACCTTCTTTGGTTGTTCCCGGTGGAGGCACGTAATTGTCCTTGCCCGGGCCAGCTACGGTTGTATCTGCGGATTTGTTTAAATTGGCTTGTGCTGCCGAATAATCAGAGGCGTTGTAGCCAAGGGACTTCAAACTTGGAGCCGCAGCTAAAGCGTCTGCCGAATACGAAGAAAGCAGTTTATCTCTGATGGCATTCCGCTCATCGTCTGTTTTTGATCCATCGTTTGCAGACGCTATGGCGGCATCAATTGCATCAAGGTCCGCTTGGCTATACGTAGCGCCACCATCAGCAAAGCTCAGAAGACTTGTAAGTCCTCCTTTTGCCGCCGTTACGGTGGATTGGTTGTACTGCGATGCTGGGGTAGAACGCAGTCGCTTGTATTTTCCTGTCAGGGCGTCGTAGCTAAAATCAACAACGTTGCCTTCAGCAGGCTTGTTAGCAAGTTTTGAGCCGCTAAACATTGCAGGCGCAAGCGCAGCCAAACCCATCTTACCCGTTTCCATGTTCATGTACTTACCGGGAGAGTTTGCAATTGCTTTCAAACCTTCGCCCATAGTTTCGCCCGGCCCGGCTTTTGCCAATGCGCCTTCTACTGCCCGTTGTTGCTGCCCTTCCAGCAAAGAAGCGTCTGCCGTATTCTGACCTAACGTGTTAATTCCCGAAGGAGAAGCAACGACGTCTGGGGGTGGAGCGGCTGGAGGCGGGGCTGCTGGGGATGGTCCAGAAACTGTTTGTGCTTCTACGCCTTGACCCGGACCTGAAAACTGCGGTGGTGAGCTTGCAGGTACAGGTGCATTTGCGGGAGGGCCATAATTAGCATACTGAGCGGTATATGGCGCGGGTTCTACAACAGGAGTGGCAACAGCGCCAGAAGGAACGCCCCCTGCAAGCGCAGTCTCAGCGCCGGGAACAACCGCAGGAGTAACAGGAGGAACAATAGCAGGTGTTGCGCCAGCCGAGATAGCTGCCGTGCCCGCAGTAGAAGCCAAGCCTGCCAGACCTGCGCCGCCGTACACACCCATACCAAGCTGAATAGATTCAGCAATGGATTTGCCTGATGCCTTACCCAAGGCCGCAGCGCCCAGACCAAGGGTGGCGGGGTTGCTCATGCCTGCAATAATCTCGGGAGCGGCTGCACCACCAGTAAAATATATAGCGGCAGCACCTGCAATAGCAGGCAATAGTTTCTCAAGGAAACCTGCTTCGGGTAAACCCGTCTGTGGGTTAATGGTCAACTCCCCGCCGTTTGCTTTGGCCAGAGCTTGCAGGCTTTGAACTTCGCGTGGGGACATATGGACCAGCATCGAGTCTGGTCCGCGCCCTGTCTGGGCCATGTGAGTAGCAAGTGCATGAAGGCTCATGTCAGACCTTTATTTTCAATACTTTGGTGGCACTGTCGTAATAGACAGACCCCACCCGTAGGTTAGCGTAATCCGCGTCAGTAGGCAAGCTGACCTGATACGTATTTGGCGTTACAGTGCTGGGCTCCACAAAATTCAAACCAGAGATAATGTCAGTCCCGTTTCGTTGCGTAGCGCCAGCAATCGGTCCAGCATTATTGATCTGGTTAAAAAACAAACGTAACACATTCGCCAGCTTGTTCATGTACTGTTGATTGTATTCTTCTGGGGCCAGCGGTAGGCTGGGAGGGCTTACGTTTAATTGTGCCATTAGCGTCTTCCGTCTGGTCGAATATCAATACGCGGAGCGCCCATCTGCCAGCTTGTATTGATTTGGTTTGAGCCCATTTTTAAAATCAACTGCCGCCCGCGCACGCGTGTGTACACAATCCCCGTAAACTCTTCGGTGATGTTGTACTCGGCAATCTTAGTGATGCCTGCCGACACTGCTGTGCCCGCCCCAGAGCCCGAACTGGTCATTGGGTACAGCGTCAATGTAACCTGCGGCTGCGCCCCAGAAGGGTCTGTTGTAGAGTCACCAAACGTCAAGTCAGGTAGCACCCGCCACACATAGCCAAAGTTGTGGCCATCGTTAATGTCAAACTCACAGGAAGAAATGTACGCCTCGATAGGGGCGGTGGTAGCCGTCATGTTGTCGTTCACGCCATCTTCATGGTTCACAATATTATTGACGTATGTAGTGGCAATTGGGAAGTTTAACAAACCGGAATCCAACCAAGCCGTGCGGGCCATAGTGCCGTAATACCAGACTTTTTCAAGGTAGTTGTACACCACGTATTTGTCCACAGAGGTCGAATTGGCAGAACAGTAAAACCACCACACTTCGTTAAAGCCTTCGTTGGTACTGGAAAATACTTGGGCAGCTTGCCCTTGGTTAAGATCACCAAATACATAACGGCGAAGATCACAATTGAGTGTTTGAATGCGGCCATCGTACATGTAGAACTTATCTACGCCCATCCAATACACCACACCCGAAGCCAACGACACGGCATTGGGGCTTATAACGGATATGTTGTCTCCCAAAAGCTGCGTACCCCAAACGTAGGGCGGTCCAAGGTATTGCAGTGAATACACCGCTTGATCTGTAATAACTACAATTTCTTGCCGGGTCTGAATGGCCGTAATAATTTTAGAGCCGTGCGACAAACGGATACTACCTGCTTGGTTTGTTGCAGCAGGTACCCACACAAACGGATTTTCTTGATCTGACCAACGGATCAGCATAGGGTCAAGTTTGGTTGGGCTTGTTGCGTAAGGGTCGTTGGTTCCAAAAACAAGCGCAAACCGGGATGTGTCCGACACAATAATGTAGTTTTGCACCACGGGCGTGTCTGCGTCGCCAAGCGTGGTCAAGTTAACGCCACGGGTAGATACGCCCGTGCTTGCTATCCAGTAATAAATGCCTGCCCCACGGGGACCAAACAAAAGATTCTCACCAAAGTTGTACTGGTTCCAGAGCTGTAGAGCGTTAGTGACCCCAACCCCACCTCCCCATGTGCCTAGCCCCCAACCCCCTGCACCCCAGCCAACCAAAGGCGCAACTATAGCGGGGCCAGTAGCGATCTGGTACGCGGCAACGACAGAAGCACCGCCACCGGGGGAGCCTGAAACGTCCGCAACAATTGCAGTAACCGCAACCGTGATGGTGTAGGTGTTGGAATCCAGCACTGTTATTTGGTACTCTTTATTGAGCACAGCGGTGGTGATGTTGCCGCCTAGACCTACTGCTCCACTGAATGTGACGTAGTCGTTTGTGATCCCACCGTGTGCTGTATCAGTAACCGTAATGGTTGAAGAACCTAGCGTGGCTACAAACGGGTTATTGTTAATCGTGGAGGTTGCGCGGATGGGCGTAATGTCGTTGTAGTACCCGCCTTGGTTGATGTAGAACTTCAAGTTCGTACCAACGCCGATAAGGTTCTGTCCTGCAAGCGTGATCCAGTTCCACAGGGAACGGCAAACACCTAAAAAAGTGTATGGGCTGTACTGTGTCCAGCCGCCGATCTTCTCAGGCGTGCCTTGGCGAAACCGAACTTTGTCAGATTCATACCACCCGCCTTCGTTGGTGTAACGAGTGTTTTCCCGGTTAACCCCCGGCTTGAACAAGATTTTTTGTAACGGCACGGGCTACCTCATGTAGTCATGGTCAATGCGGCACTGGTGACTTCCGCGACACGTCGTGCCCAGCCTTTGCCAAATGTACCCCATGTAGGCAAATCAGTCAAGAATGACAGGCGGCGGCGACCATAATCGTCGATCAATTGTTTGGGGTCCATAGCGCGTACCGCAGCCAGTGTTTTAGGCCCAATCCCACCATCAGGCTCGACCCCCACGCACGCCTGCAACCACTTGGCTGCACGGCCCGGACCAGAATTGATTGCGGCATCAAAGACCACATAATCTACGCCCGCTGGCAAATCGTCACCCTTCACCTTGTCCCAGTACTTGTTCTTGTACAGCGGCCCAACATCCGCAGGGGTCAGCGCCCGCATGGCTTTCTCGTCTACGGGGTGACCGCAGTGCTCTTCCCAGACTGTCTTGGTACAGCCGAGGTTGGTCATGCCGCCGGGGTCTTTGGGATTGTTGACGTAGCCGCCTTCGTGGACAAGGACGGCGGCGAGGGCTTTAGGGAAATTGGTGTTCATTTTGTTGGTGTGGATTGATGCAGAAGATTGTCTTTGGCTTCAGAACCAGCACTGCTCCCGAAGTAGAAAGCGATGATTCCCGTCCATGCCGTGCCTAAACTGCCCAGCATAATATCTATCTGAGGGGCGTGCTCAATTTTGCCAAACATCAAGCCAACCAGAATCCCAAAAAAACCTAACGTAACGCCCACGGCCAAAATGGAAGGCAGGTAACTCTTGGTAGCCACTTGCATCTCACGGGCAGACTTTCTGTCTTCGTTGCCCAGTTTGGCAAAATCCAACCCCATTTCTTGGGCACGAGCAGCCATTTGGATTTCAGCTTGCTTCAAGAGCATAATCTGGTCAGCAGATAACTTGCCTTCGCTGATCGTGGACTGAACATCCTTGGGGTCAATGCCAATGGCTTTACTGACAGCCTCAATAGCAAGGCCAGCAAGAGGGCCACCCAGCGCAGTGGCTATGGTAGGCGCAATAGTTTTTAACCAGTCCATTATTTTCCTTTCTGACGCTCTTCGAGCAGAGTTACTTTGACATGTAGGGTGTTGATCTCTTTGTAAAGCTCTTCCTTGAGCTTGTGCCTCTGTTCTGCCGACAATGGGCTGTCTGTGGGTACGCCTTGGCTTGTAATCAGCGCAGGCATAAAACCTTCAATCTTGGTTAGACGGGTATTGAAAGAGGACACTTCACCCAAAAGCCATGCCAGAGAGGCAACGACAATCGGAATGATTGCCTTCATTACATCTGCCCAATTCATATCAGCTCCTCAATTTGTACATAATAAATGCAAACGTACCCCATCCAACAAACCCTGCCGCAAGAATAGAAGCAAACCCAATCAGCAGGATGTTTACCGTTTCTGCCAGATTCTCCCGCTTTAGCTTGGCCTTGGTTTCCGCCTCACGTTCCGCACGTTTCCTATTGGCAACGATCATGTTGTACTCGGCTTGGATTGCTTCCCACACATCCCCATTACCAGAGTAGATTAACTGCTCTTTAAGCTGTTTCTCTGCGTCCCGTAAAGCCTTAGCTTGAAAAACTGCGCTGGCCGCTTGCGTAAACTCTGAGCCGGGCTTTTTCTTCTCCAGTACCGCCGCTCTTGCCACGGTATCCCTGTGCTCAAAAAACTTAAGAATGTCGCCGCTGCACTCTTGCAGGTCTTTGCCCATCTGAATAGCTTCTTTGACCCCAGCAATCGTGCTCTTCGCTATTGCAAACGCCGCACCGATGGTTATGGGGTCAATCATTACGGCACTGTCTGATCCATTGCTTTGTACTCTACGCCTGCCACCGGGTTTTTGATGATGTTGAAAATGCGGGTATTGTCTTCCATTGCCATCAGTTCATGGGGTTGACCAGCGGGGAAGTCCAACAGTTGACCTGCCGTGGCTTCCATCTCCCAATCATGGGAGTACGCTTTGAGCTTACCCCGCGCCACAATGGTGATGTGAACGTTGTCTTCAGTGTGGTTGTGCTTTGGAAGGATGTCGCCAGCTTTTCCAAAATCAAACATGACTCCCCGAAGGGAGCCAAGGTTTTCCAATGGTTTACCCAATAACATTTGGCGCGGCTCCGGGTTCAGTGATGTTTGCGCTAGGAGGCGCTGGAACCTCAACCCAAGAAACTGTAGCCTCATCCCACTGATAGTATGGCGGATTGTTTGGCACAGGCATTGGCACTGGGGCTTCCCATGTGTATGAAAAGCTGTTCATTACCCAAGATGGATATGGCGATGGAGGAACAAAGCCTTCACCATCTGGGCCGTAAGCCAGATACATGTCGCCAATGCCAGCGTAGTTCTTGCGGAAGGCTTTGGACTGATCTGGGTCAGGCACATACGGATCACTGTTTGGAGTGTAGTAAATCCCACTACGGGTGTTGTAGCTGGTTTGAATCCAACTTGCTGGGTCGCCCCAATTGCCTGTGTTGACTTCTTCTTGCGTGATTACAAGAACCCGCTGAACAATGTACTGATCGTTAATTTGTGCAAAGTGGCTCATGCGATCACCTTACAAGGGAACGTAGTCAGGGTTGTTGGGCCAAGTAACAGTCGCCATCACTGCTTCCAGCGCAAGCATATCTGCCGCCGCCATGATGTTTGTAACGTAGCCCGCCGCTGCTGTACGCACTGATTGTCTCCATGTAGCCCAGTCGGTAGGCACAGGGGTTGAAGTTTCTATAGACTTAACCACCATCCAGTCGTTGGGCAGGAGCATCGAGTAAGCCGCACTGTTGATCTGCGCTTTGCACTGGGCCTTGGTTTGACCCAAATCCTTTGGCGTTGCAGTGAATGTGCCAACAACTTGGTTGCCTGAGATGGTTGGAACGTTCTCCACCACCCAGTAGTAGCGATCATCAGGACGTGCGCCGTAGATCACATCGACCATGCCGATTGCGGCCTTCTCTTCAGGCGTGGAGTTGTTGCACCAAGTGAATGGGTAATCAACTCCATCAAGCGTGAATGCTGTGCCCTCACGAACGAGTTGGACGATGGTGTTGTTTTGGACGATTGCAAACATGAGATTACCTTGCTAAAGCGTTTTGGAATGGGTTTTCTGCAAAGGCGGCGTATATGTAAGTACCACCGGAAGCGTTTGTGCCGTTAGAGCCTGCAACACCTCTAAGTTTGAAGCCATTACTTAAAGCGTCTATGTAGTCATAAGTGTCGCCAGATACTTCTGCGCCAGAAGTATTTGGTTTTAAACGACTTTGTTCTACGTTATACGGCGAACGAGAAGCATCCCAAATTAACCAATCAGATGCACTATCTGTTCGTTTGGTCATAACAAATGCGGGGCGCAATCCTGTGTAAATAAACGGCCCATCAGCAGACCCGTTACCCGTATAGCTACCAAATGCGCTGAAGCCTTTGATTGCGGCAAAGCAGTAGGCGACGTAGGTATAGCCGTTGTTATTTGGTACAGAGCCACTACCAACAGAAAAAACAGCTGATGTTGGAGTTGTTCCATTCCAAACAGTTGATGCAGTACCTTTTGCCGCTGTTGATTCAAGCAATAGATATTCATTACCAGTCAATGCCGTTTGCCATACAGCCCAAGAACTTGTATTGCTTCTAGATTTAACAATAACCATGCTAGGCGCAACACCCAAACCATGACCCACAGTTCCTGGAACTGAAATGCCCGTATACGTCACCACACTGAACCCGCTGGTTGTGTTGGCGCTTACAGACGATGTGATAGAGCCATTGGTGTTGGATACAGCAGTGCCGCCAGCTTTCCAGTTCCAGCCAACATAAGTGTAGGGGGACAAGTTGGAGTTACCAGCAGAACCTACTGTAAATCCATTGCTGTTAAACGCAGTCATTGAATTAGCAACTGTTGCTTCTGCGTCAGTTGTATCGGAATGAAGCAAGTTATTAACGCCACGAACAGAGTCGTACAGTTGATGCGACTGTGATGCCGAACCACGCATCTTTGTCCATACAAAATCAGGCTGGAACGATGCAGACCCCACAGCATTAGAAAGTGTTTGTGATGCGCTTGTACCCGTGTACAGCGTAGCCGCCATGTAACTTGCACCGTTTGGAACTGTGCTTGCTGGCAGGTTGTATGTGTTCAGCGTAGAAAAACCAGTTGGGGCGGTGTAAGTAAGTGGGCGCTGACCAAAGTTGGCAGATACTTTGTCGCCAGTTGAAGCTGTTGAAACACCAAATAAAATGGTTCCGGTCAAGGTTGTAAAAGAAGCGCCAGTGCCAGCAGACGGCGAACCTTCTGCGTAAGTGTTGTTTT